GGACCCTTCATTGGTTCTTGGTGAGATTTTGTACCGAATGTGGAATGTCGGTGGTGAGGTGTGGGAGGCACGCGCTATCCAGGTGGACGTTCGCAAGGTCTATGAAACAACCTTGGCGAAATGGGGTTCAGTGGACATGGTTGATCTGGCAGACTGCGAGATCTACGCTATCCGAGAGCCGCTGAAGATACGTACTATCACAGCGGGGTCCCCGGACTTGTATGGTGGGGTAAAGCCCATCTTGGCGTGGATGCGAGCGGGGCTTGCTAGACACGACGTTTACGAGTTGACGCGGCAGGAGATGCACGCCGCCTTCATCGGACGGAGAATGAATATGAGACCTTGTGTACGAGAGTGTCTATGGGACGTATTCAACTCAGGCGACTATCAACAGTCGACTAACGACTTATCAATTGACGCAACAAGAGCCGTCGTTGATGCTGTATTCTGGAAAGACTCCCAGTTATGGCGAACTGTCAACAAGTCGTTGGGTAGACAGAACCTGGGCTTCGGCTTTGGAGAAGGTAGGAACGTCGTGGTACAGGAAACTGGCCAACTAATGGGATCGCCTCTTTCGTTCCCCGTGTTGTGTGTGATCAACGCAGCACTACTTCGTCTCTCATATGAGATTGTTTATCCGGAGTGTCGGGGTCTTCCCCTCGACTCTTTCCCCTTTTGTGTGAATGGGGATGACTGCTTGTCACGGATGAGTTCTGAGTTGTACAGTGTTTGGACCGATCTCCTCGAGGTTGTAGGCTGGAAGCTTTCCCCCGGCAAGTCTTACTTTCTGCCGGATCTGGCCCAGATAAACTCGAAGACGATGGAGATCGTCCGACTCAAGAACGAGACGGAGTCTGTTCATTACCTCTTTCAGGAACCCATTCCATTTTTGAATGGCGGCTATTTGCAGCAGATGCGCAAGGCCACCACCCAGATTGATGGGCCTCCCATTGAGGAGATGAGCAGGGATTGGAAGGAACGATGGATGGCTATGGAGCGATTGGGACCGGGGATGTGTAGGCGGGCGCGTCAGGTATTCGAAAGAAACCTACGTAAAATAGCCAATGAGCTGTTTGCCCGCGGACTCACCCCCTTTCTAATAGAGCCACTGAACCCGGTGGACTTGGGTGGTTTCGGACTCTCGTCAGTTGTCGTGGACGTCAAGGCGGCTTGGTACGGTATGCACATCAAAAGTGTCAGACCGGACTCGGTTTTCTTGAAGGCGACTTACGGAGAGTCTGGACGAGGCTCTCGTCCACTCTGCACCTGGAGTGGGTATTGGGGCGATGAGGCCGAACGGCTTGTCGACGAGCGAACTGAAATGCTCTGTGAGATCGACTGTGAGAAGGAGCTTCGGCTCCACATGGAAGTGAACAGATGCATAAGGCGCTCTCTCGACAAGAAGTTCAGTCGAATTGCTTACCTTGAGGGGCTACTCGGTCAACTCGACCGGTTAGTCCAGGCGAAGCCGTCTACCGGCTTCATGGGGGGTCTTCTCGAGCCGGCTATGATCTCGGCCGGCAGCTCTGGTTTCGGAACCGAGCAAGTGTACCTCGATGTTGACGATGGGACCCGCACAGATGGTCTTAGCCCAATCTCCGTCTTACGGACGATCTTGACTTCGGTCGGGGTCGAGCTGTGGGCTCGGGGGGTGGACAAGGCCCTGTCTGGGAACGTTGAACAGGACTGAT